TAGTACTAAATTCATCTGATTTACCCAATGGTTCTGTAGAGTATGCAGTTGAACCAAATTTTATTTTAGATTTTTGTTGAACATTGATATCAAATTGTACCCAATACTGTGCTTGATCTGATGTTAGATTTGATGGATACTTTAGGATAGGTTTACTAGCCTGTCCTGATGTTAAATTGTCTAATACTGCCATATCTAAATAGTCCTATACATTGTGAAAGTATTTATATAGACATGGCATACAGAGGCAGATATATTCCATCAAAACCACAAAAATACAAAGGCGATTCATCTAATATTATTTATCGTAGTCTTTGGGAACGAAAGTTTATGGTTTATTGTGACAGAAATGACGCTATCTTAGAGTGGGGCAGTGAAGAAGTAATCATACCCTACCGTTCTCCTCTGGATGGACGTATGCACCGTTACTTCCCTGATTTCTATGTCAAGGTAAAACAACAGGACGGTTCTATCAAAAAACTATTGATAGAAGTCAAACCAAAAGCACAATGCGGCCCTCCAAAACAACCCAAACGTAAAACACCACGATTTGTTCAAGAAGTCCGTACATGGGGCGTGAACAAAGCAAAGTGGGAAGCTGCTATAGAATGGTGCAATGATAGACAAATAGAATTCAAAATTCTTACAGAAGATCATCTGGGATAATGTATAAATACTAGTATGGCAGAGATAATTGAAGGTATACTAGAAAAGACTGGCGGCAAGGAACGTAGTGTTCGTTGGTTTCGTGAGAAGGTTAAAGAACTTGGTGAAATCCCCCCAAGTCAATTGGTGCGTGAGGGGATAGTCACTGGGCGTCCTAGTTATGGCAGAATGAACTTCTTTTTCTATGATCCAAAATACAAAGACAATAAACAGGTTCTTCCTTACTATGATAGGTTTCCCTTGGTTCTTCCTATTGAAGAATATAACAATGGATTCTTAGGATTGAATTTTCACTATCTATCAATTCCTATGAGATTAAAGTTATTGTCTGTGATGTCAGAGTATACAACAAACGATTCTTTGGATGAGACTACAAGAGTTAGACTTACATGGAATCGTATTAAAAGAAATCCTCTAGTCAAACCAACAGTAAAGAGATATCTTGCCGATAATGTGAGGGGAACATTTCGTAGAATTGATGCAGACGAAATGATGTTAGCTGTTTTGTTACCAGTACAAAGATTTGTAAGAGCAAATGAAACAAAAGTATATGCTGATTCTAGAAGAATCTCAAGACAGCCAATAACGTAGGAGACTATAATGGCATTTTTAGACGAATTCACTGCGAACTTCAATAAGTATGGCGGCCCCGCTTTTCTCAACAGATTTTCTGTTGAAATAATTTCGCCAGGAGCTGCAAATCCAGATATATCGCAAGATAGATTTGTTTCCTTCAAGGTTGTAAATGCAACTCTGCCAGGCAAAAACATTCGGACAGTTCCTAACGAAAACGTATATGGGCCAAGTTATCAAATGGCACAGGGATTAACCTATGCAGAAACTATCAGTATGAATTTTTATCTGTCTGCACAACACGTTGAAAGAACATATTTTTTAAACTGGATGGATGTTATTATAGATCCAGAAACTTACAATTTAGAGTATTATAACGAATACTCAAGAACAATAAATCTATTTCAATTAGATAAATCAGACAAAAAAACTGGTGGGTTGCAACTGACTGAATGTTATCCAAAGACAATTGGGCCAATAGAATATTCACAGAGCAGTACAGAAGTAGGACAAGTACAGGTAGACTTTGTTTTCAAAGAACACTTTCCAATTGATAAGAATGGTGGTATGATAAACACTGGTTATAATCCAACAACATCTACAACCAGACCATCAACCAGAGCGATAAGTTCATCACAATTTGGCGCTCTAGATTTTGATTTTTAATAATGCACAGGAGAAAATATTATGGCATTACCAAAACTCGCCTCGGCGAAATTTGAGTTGACGCTCCCAAGTACTGGCGAAAAGATTGAATACCGCCCGTTTCTTGTTAAAGAAGAAAAAGCGTTAATGATAGCACAACAGTCTGGAAAGACTGAAGATATTATGAGATCGGTGAAAGATGTAATCACATCTTGTACCTATGGGAAAGTAGATGCAAATAATCTGCCAACTTTCGATTTAGAATATATGTTTCTACAACTTAGAGCAAAATCAGTAGGCGAAAGTGTAGAACTATGGGTGACTTGTCCAGATGATGGCGAAACTAAAGTAAAGGTTAAGATTGATCTGACAGAAATACAATGTCAAAAAGAAGTAGGACATGACACCAACATCAGAATCACCGATGAGATAGGTGTAATCATGGATTATCCAAAGGTGGACACCCTTACTAGTCTTGAAATGGATGATGAAATTGATGCTACATTTGCTGTTATTAAAAATTGCATCAGACAAATTTACGATAGTAATAATGTGTATGAAAAGATGGATATGGAAAAAACAGACTTGGATGAGTTTGTTGAATCTATGTCACACGAACAGTTTGAAAGAGTTCAAAATTTCTTTAATACTATGCCTAAAGTGAAACATATAGTCAAGGTAAAGAACCCTAAAACTGGTGCTGATGGTGAGGTTGTACTTGAAGGGATGCAAGATTTTTTTTAATAGCCCTCTCTCACAATAGTCTGGAAAATTACTATAAAACTAATTTCGGACTAATGCAACACCATAACTACTCTTTGACTGAGATAGAAGAAATGATGCCGTGGGAGAGGGAGATTTACATAACTCTTCTCATGCAGTATTTGGAAGAAGAGAAAGAAAGACAGCGACAACAAGCTGCTCAACAAAAACATAAATAGTAGTCTAGGGAGTAGAGAGATGGCGGCAGAGAAAAAGACAATTACAACTGATCCGGCAGTTGCAGAAGAATTTGACAGTAATGGCGATGGACACATTTCGCAAGAAGAAATGGAGATGAATTTGGAATTTAGACGTAAAGAACTAGAAGATGCAGACGCTCGTAGGGATGCTATGAGAAAGATGACATGGTTTGCTCTGATGGGTATGTTATTGTATCCAGCGGGCATCTTTATCACATCATTCTTAGGACAAGAGAAAGCTGCATCAATCATTGGTGATATTGCTCCAACATATTTTGTTGCAATATCAGCTCTTGTAGCCGCATATTTTGGTGCAAACGCATATGTAGATAAGAAGAAGTAAAATGGCAGATAAAACTGTAAATGAGGGTCTACTAGACACCGTTAAAGAACTAAAAGAAACCAACAAGCGAATGGCAAAAGCATCTGATGCTCTTGCAATGAATAGTCAAGTTGGTAAGAAGATTGGTGATGCGGTAAAGGAAAACGCCAAAAAGTCAACTGAGGGATTAAACGCCTTCATGGGGCAATTGGAACAAATGCCTGTATTTGGTGCAATATCTGGTATTGGTAAAGCACTTGCTGGTTCTGCCCTCAATGCAGTTTTAGAAAAACGTAGACTTGCAAAAGAAGATGCTCTTATAGCGAAACAACTTGATATTACTAAAGAAGAAGTTGCAGAACGTAGAAAAAAACAAGAACTAATAAAAGCAGAAGAAGCCAATGCTGCAAAACTTATGGATGTTGCAAAGGCACTAGGATATAGTGCTAAGTCGTTATCGGCCGACAAGAAGGGTGGTGGAGTAAAAATAAATGCTGCTGTGGTTGAAAAGGAACGTGAACAGGCCCGTAAACAAGATAAACGATTTGCTGGACTAGAAGGCGCTATTGCAAGCATTTCTGGTGGTGATGGTAGTAAAAAAGATGATAAACCATCTTGGTTGTCTGCACTAACTGGTGGTTTTGGTAGTTTGCTGGGTGGACTTCATGCAATGCCTGAAAAAATTCTTAAAGGGGTATTTACTTTAGGTAAAACTGTTCTTGGTGGACTTGTAAAACTAGGAACAACACTTATCATGGGGTTAGGACGTAGACTTGGAAATCTCGGCAGAAACCTTAGACGAGGCCTTAGAGGACTGCCAAAGGCTATGGGCAAGTTGCCTGCATTTGCAAAATCACTACCTGGCAAAGTGGCGGGTGGTTTGACAAAGGTTGGGGGTGCAGTAACAAAAGGTGCTAGTGCAGCTGGTGGACTAGTAAAGGGTGGATTAAGAGCAGCCGCTGGAGCATTAAGATTCGCAGGCCCGATTGGACTTGCAGTAACCGCTGGTATGGGATTGTTTGATGGTATCTCTGCTGGTATTGAAGAATTCAAGAAATCTGGTAAAGTGGGTGCGGCAGTAAAAGAAGGTTTTGCTGGTACTCTATCTGGATTGACATTTGGACTTGTATCTCAAGAATCTATATCTAAAGGGTTTGACGCCATTGGTAACTTTGCAGTAGATACTGTTGATGGATTAAAGAACGCTGCATCTGCTGGATTTGAAAAGGCAAAAGAACTAACTAATCTGGGTGTTGCAAAGTTTGAGGAACTAACTGGACTTACAGTTCCTACCAATCTTACAGAAGTAAAGGATGCAGTAGGAAAAGGACTTACAGCGGCCGCCGAGGGTTTCAACAACCTTACTGGACTGAACATACCAACTAATCTAACTGAACTCAAAGATGGACTCAAAGGTACATTTGATTCAATTGGTAATAGTTTCACTAGTCTTACTGGTATTGAAGTTCCTAAGTTTGATGACTTACAAGCAAAGGTATCTGAATTTGCAAACAATATGAAGGATAAAATCTCTGAGGGTTGGAAGTCTATCACAGATACCGCTGGTGGTTGGTGGAACAAGGCAAAAGAGGCAGTAGGACTTGGTGGTGAAGCTGAGAATATGAATGCAATGGAAATCCGAAAGGAAATCCAGGCAGCAGAAGATAGAATTGCAAGGTCAGAATCAGGCGA